TAACCTGTGACCCGTTGGGAAGATATGTTAATTCACCACGTCCTCCTTCGTTCATGTATGCGAATCCGCCTTGCCAATTGTCGGTTCCGTGCGCCAGATACGGGATCTCACCGATATTTACACCCGGGATCAAATTGATTACCCAAATAGCACCGTTGATCGCCCATATCACTCCATTAATCACGGATTTTACACCGTCCACCAACGCGTTAAACGCTGATCCAATACCGTCAACAACGCCTCCGACAAAGCCTGTAAGGCCATTCCAGGCACTTTCAATTCCGCTGAACACTCCGCTGATTACGTCCCAAATAGCGCCGAAAACAGCCCCCACGACATCGAAAATAGCTCCAAAAATAGTCGCAAATACATCGATCAGAGGAGAAATAAACTCTACGATCTTCGAAATGATCCCAACTACAACTTCAATAATAGGAGAAATGATCTCCACTATTTTACCAATGACTTCACCGACGAAAGAAATAATAGGAGAAATTACCTCCATCACCTTGGAAATCACATTCACAACGACGGTAATAATCTTTTGAATAGGAGGCATTAACGCTTGAACTGCGCTCATAATAGCCTGAATAATGGAAATCAGTGGTGGCATTAAAGACTGAATAATATTCGATACCACCTGTACAATCTGGGTAATCACAGGAGCAAGCGAACTAATCAATTGGTTAATCAAGGGTGCCAGCATGGCGACTAGTTCCCCGATAAAGGTTATAATTTGAGCCAACACCGGCGCAAATTGCTGCAAAACACTTCCAATTGTGTCAAAAATAATTCCGCCAATTTCCATCAGCAAACCCATTAATGTTTGAAGAATTGGCTGCAAGGAAGACATGATAGTCGAAATCGTGGTCATGACAGATTCCCTAAATCCGTCGTTTGTAGCCATTAAGTAGCTGAAAGCCGCGACTAATCCCATGATCGCAGTTACCGTAAGGCCTACCGGCCCAGTAAGAGCGGTAAATATACCTTTAATTCCGCCAAGCCCAGATACCGCCGTGGAAATTCCACTTATTGCCGTGGAAATTCCGCCTATTCCACGCACCAGCGTCCCTACTACTGTGATCGCTGGCCCTATCGCCGCTACAATCCCAGCAAACGCCGCTGGGCTGATTCCAAGATTTTGCAGGAACGTGGAAAAAGATTGGATCTTGGTTATCACGCCGTCGAGCGCCGGCGACATTTCTCCTATTGCGTCAAGCACGCCTTGAAATCCGCCTTCTTCAAAAGCCGTGTTGACTGTAGTAAGCACTTCATTTATTTTTGGCAAAACATCTTGTGCCAATTTTTCAAATATACCAGACGTAACATTTCCTAAAAGCCCTTGTACATTATCTTTTAAAGTAGACATCTGTCCACTAAACGTCAGGCTCTGCTTTTCCATAGACTGGAAATATCGTCCGCCTTCCGATGTAGACCTTTGCATGGAGGCTGTTATTTCATCAACAGAAATCGTTCCCGCACTGATACGGTCATAAAGGCTTTCCATGCTTTCTCCGGTGGATTCGCTTATTTCCTGCAACGGGTTGAATCCAGCTTCAATCATTTGCTTTACATCTTCCAAGGACACCTTGCCGGCGGAAGACATTTGTCCATAGGCGGTCGCTATTCGATTCATTTTATCGGCTGAGCCTTGGGAAATATCCCCTAGCATCGTCATTTTCTCCAGTGCATCGTCAGCCGTAAATCCGTAATTCATTAAAAGTTGTGTCGTTTCTGCAAGTTCCGGCATTTCAAAAGGTGTAGAAGCGGCGATATCTTTTAATTCGTCTACTACATCGGCCGCTTTTTCCGCTGATCCTGTCATTACCTCAAACGACGTGGCGTAGGTTTCCATCGTTGCGTTGTATTTTACACCTATTGCCGCGATTCCTGCAAAAGCGGTAGTAGCCATTGTTATTTTCTTGCCTGCGGATTGAAGCGACTGCCCTACGCTTGAAAGCTTTTTTCCCATGTCACCTATGGTTTTTTGAAAATTCCCGGCGCTTTTTTCAGCGTCCTTGATCGCTCTGTCGAATCCGGTCGCGTCTCCTGTTATTTTTGCAGAAAGAGTATAATCAGCCATTTTTCACCGCCTTTCCAGGCTTTTTTAATCCGTTTGCCTGATAAATTTTATCTATCCAGCTTTTCCCCTCATTGGCTTCCACTTCTCTGACGATTTCTAAATTTTCAGAAACCGTTTCCGCATTGGCCTTTTTAACCTTGTTTTTTCGCCATAGCTTCAGCGCTCTTTTTCTTTTTTGCCGAGTTGCGTTATATACGGCGGTAAAAACCGCGTTATATAAATGCGTGCTGTCCGCGACAAGCTTGTTTTCCCAAGCTTTATAGATGAACATTTTTTCTTTTCTGGTGAGCGCATCATAGTCGGTTCTCGAATACCCAAAATTCGCAACAAAAAAAGCGAAGTCCATTTCTTTACGAAATGGCTCCGCTAATTTGTCGTAGGCCGGGTCAGGTTCGCGGCTCAGATATTCAAAATCGATTAATCTGCTCGGAAGAAAAAAGGGCAGTCACGCTCCAAAATGTTGATAACCAGACCGCACACCTTAGGGTATCCCTCCGCTTGAATCAGCTCCTCCGCAAGTCTCATTCCCTCTTTAATCGGGACAAAAATATCGGAACCGGCTTCTTTCAAACCGTAGGCAAAGTACGCTTTTAACGACGACACGCCGAGCATTCCACCGCTTTCGCTCAGTGCGGCCAGAGTTGGTTTCTTTGTCACATTTTCAATTAGTTCTATTCTGCCTATGTTGTACTTCAACTCGTATTCTTTATTGTTAATCTGAATCATGCGAACCTCCTATATCAGCCTGCGGCTTTCGCCGTAACTGTTGCGATACCAGCTTTCAGCGCTTTTCCTGAGGAATCCGCTTCAATAATCATAATCTGATTTCCGGTGACCGCCGCAATTTCGTCCGTGCCATTCCAGGTCGTCAGGCTAACGGCTTCTCCATACGACGGATATGGTAGCGGGGCCTCTCCGGTTTTATAGTAATATTTATTTTCCGGTGATTTTGCGGGATTTACATATACAGCTGTATCCCCGCTTTTAGCGCCTGCAACGGAAACAACCGTCAAAGGACCTAACGCGGCGGTTCCGTCCGGCATTGTGTCCGGTGTTACCGGGTCAGCGGATAAGTCAACCAATGCCCCCATGCCCTCCAGCGTTATTCAATTACTTCCCTGTCCGATAGACCTTTGATATCCTCGATTGTTTTACCATCTGTACCAGCGGACTTTCTTTCCCTTTTTGGTTTTTCCGTTAATTACCTTTATGCAAACAGGATCGCCGTTCTCAAACGCCTGGGAAAGCACTGTATGGCTTTCGTCGTTCGGCACATAAAGGCCATCGTTATCAATCGACCACTCTTTAGACCCAGCAAGCTTCGATTTCCAGCCTCCCTGGGTATCTTTAGAAGTAACTTCGATAGAATCCGCGGAACGGTTGATGGTCAATCCCTGTTGTCCGCTGATCGCAAGCAAAGAAGAGCCGTCCGCATTAAAAACCGCCAGCAAAATATCCTTGCCGGCTACCGCTTTTGCCGCAGAACTTGTGAAATCGCAATAGTTGTTGCTGTCAAACGCAAATAACTGTAATTGAAACATAAATTAATCCTCCCTACATTTTGCATTTAAAACCGTAGCACACCATAAAATCAAAGGTTACAACAGCGTGTTTTTCTCCGGTTTCATCTGTCTGGATAGTTTGTACTCCGCCGTCCGTCTGCATTATCAGTTCGAAAGGCTCTGGAAGAACGATATTTTCTGTTAAAGCCTCTTGAAGCTGTTCGATCATTGTATAGACCCCAACAGAAGAATTTCCTTTCTCGGCAATCGCGTGAACCCAAACTGTAAAATTATCCCGAAACATTGTTTTAGTGTTGGCGGGTGTAGTGTTAATAACCTCCGCAAAATAAAACGGGCTGGGCGCGTTCCCCGGAACAGAGTCATAGCATTTCAACTTGGTACGCGTCTGTATTTTATCCTGTATAGAGGCAATAAGAGTAGTTAGCCCAATTCTTTGGTAAGCCATCATTGTTCCTTTCTAATCGCATCTAAAAGGTCTTTTTTATAAATCTTCCGTTGTGTCTCTACATTACGCTGTAAAAACCTTTGGCCGGGTACAAAGCCGCCGTTTACGGTTCTATGTCCGTATTCCACATGCGGGCCGTATTCCTTGGTATACCCGACTTCTTCTCCAGAACTGCTTGATGATTGTCTGAGTTCTCCATGCGGCCCTTTTGGCCTGGTTTTTTCTGTGGATACCGGGGTTCCTCCAGACTGCCTTGCCCGGTTCAGCATCTGCGCTGTCTGCTTTTTTCTTACAGCTTCCCAACGAACAGAATTAAGCTGATTCAGCCTGTTTTCAAGCTCCTCTACCCCTTCCAAAGCGATTTTGAATCCCGCCATACTATTACTCCTTATACACCTTAACCTGTATTACGGTATATCTCGGGGCAAGGTCGATCTTTTGAGTGATTTCCTGACGGACACCGTCAATAACTGTGTGAGAACACTCAGGAAAATCCGAAAATAAAACCGGAATCGCAAAGCGCTGTTCGTTCCGGGTAACTTCTCTGCCTTCTAAAGAGATCTGTTCGTCTGTCCACGGAGTAAACCGGCATACCGTCTTTTTTACTGTGCTCCACTTCCCCCCGGTTTGGTTTCCCAAGACGTCTTCTGTTTGGCCCTCTTTGATTTGCAGATCGCAGGATTTCCAAATCATAAAAAATGCACCGCCTTGTTATTTCCGTCTGTATCGTCGCGGTTATTCTTCCAGTCGGATATTTCTCTATCGTATTCTGAAAGAATATCCTCCACAAAAGAGGTTGACAGATTGGTTGCGCTTTCAGAAGAGATACCCTCGTAATAAGTACGCCGAACCATTTTTATTACCGCGTCCACGCAGACAGAATCGAAAGCGGCTGGAAGCGTTTCGGCTCCCAACCGCAAACAAAGCCTATCCATTATGGTTTGGATATACTCGTTCAACAGTTCATCAGAAACATTTGGATCGGTAATTCGAATCCTTACCCTTTGAAGTATATCCATAATTTATCTTCTCCATTAACCTCCTGCTTTTACAACAACCGTATTGCTTCCGGACGCAACCGCTTTATA